ATCGGCGGGGGCCTCATCGGCGGGGACACTGTCTTCAATGGCCAGGTGGCGCGGGGCATGGGCGGGGCCGTCAAAGGCGACTCCCTCAACCTGCGCCCCGCCGTCGGGGCCAACTAAGCCTAGTTCGAGTGCATCCTCGAACCGGTAGCGGATACCGTTAAAGATAATCATCAGCTCTTCTTCACCACACAGAGGCGGTTGGGGCGGTAAATGGCTAGACCTGCACGGCACTCGGCACGGACGTATACCAAGTTGCGCTGTGCAAAGTCGGCGTGCTGACTAAAGGCGTTAACGTTAATGCCCTTGTAGTCGAGTAGCTGAACCTGGTTGAAGTCGCCAATAATTTGGGTGCCACGCGGAACCTTAGCCGACTTGATACGCGGCAACGCCCACAGAGTGTTCGGGCCACGCCCAAACGGGCCAGCAGAATAGAAACGCTTGTCTGCATCCTGCGCCAGGTCCAACAGCTCATCGTCTTCAGGGTTGATAAGCACACACTTAATCGTGGTGCCCACGTTCTCTAGCTTGGTTACCGCTTGACGTGCGGCCTTAACAAGGTCAATAGCGCCATCAGTGCCAGCCGTGGCAGTGTAGGTCAGGTTCTGTAGGCCGGTAGTGGCTAGAATACCGGTCAGCTTACCGGAGCCGCCCGGGCCGTTCAGAACGTTATCCTCAATCAGCGCGTTCAGGTTGTAGGTCAATTCGCCCTGCATCCAGGTAGCGAACGCGCCCGCGTCTTCCAACATCTGAGTAGACGCAATGAAACCATCGGCCATGGTTACGGCCTTGCACTCGGCCATGTTCGTGGTGAAGTCGGAGATAGGCTTCAAATTGGCCGCGTTATTCGTGGTGGTAGCTTCAGGCACAATAGCAGCGTTCCGGCTAACCCCGGTAATCTGCACATACTCAAAAGCCGGAGTGGCCATCTTGCCGCGTGCGATAACATCCAGTAGGGTTAGCGGCGCGCGGTCGATAGCGTCAACGGTAGGGTAGCGTGCGGGCTGTAGGCGCGCCACCGGGGTTGCAAGCACGTTTGAAGACTTGCGTTCAACCATGAACTCTTCAAGCGAACCCACCTTAACCGGGTCAATAGTCACCGGGGCGCCGGAGCTACCGACACGTGACTTTGCGAAACGCCGGTAGTTTTCAGACTTAACAAACCGGTCAGCCATGCTCAGGCCCTTAACCGATTCGTCCACCGCGCCGTTAGCGGGGGCGGCGGGTTCCTCAGTATTAGCGGCCAGAGAGTCTACAAGGCCCTTGGTTTCTTCCACAGCCTGTACCGCGTTGTAGAGTTCCTTTAGGCGCTCAGCGCCCTTTCGGTATTCTTCTAGGCGTTCCGAGCTGTATTCATTCTGTAGGTCAGCTTCGAGCCCCTTAACCTTTGCGGCTAGCTCGGCGTGCTGCTCCCTTAGCGTCTTTGCCATTTTTAGTTTGTCCTTTAATCAGGTAGTGTCAAGTATTCCTTGACCTGGTTTGCGATTCGCTTCAAAGCCTCGTCGTGCTTAATGCGCCCTGCATCCTCGCTAGACTTGCTATCCGCTTCCCCGCTCGGGGCCTGATTGATTAATGCTTTTAGTTTAGCTACTTCTTCGTTGGTGAACAAAGGGGTGTTTGACGCTGCTTTAACATCGTCAATGCTAGTATCAGGGTTGCAACCGTGAGGCACAACAGAGACTTCCAGCAGGTCTAGTTCGCGTAGTTCATTGGCTTTGATGCCGTTTTCTACCTCAATGGTTGCAGAGTCAAGCACGCGGAACGCGAAGCTCATTTCCGCAACCTGCTTGTTCTTCAGCAACTTATGAACCTGTTTAGCCATGGGGTTATCTGTGTCGATAGTGGCGTCAACCTTGAGGCCGTGGTCGTCCTCTGTACATTTAGCCCACCCAATATAGGCGTTAGGGTCAGCGTCGTTATGTAGCCACAGTAGGGGAATATCGCAACCCTTAGCCGCCCAATCAGCCAGGGTCTTGGTGAACGCACCCTTAGCCACCACATCCCCGGCATAGTCAGGGGTGCGAGTCCAGGTAGACGCATAGCCAGTAAACCCTGCCTGTTCTGGGTTGGCTTTCACGCTTGCCGCGTTCTTGTAAAGAATCTGTGTCATTTTAATTACCACTTTCTACTACTACGTAGCATGTACAACCGGCCACTTCATCGACGCCGCCCGCTGGATCATGCGGCCACTGCATGCCGTTGCTAAACAGTTTACCGGTGCCGACACTTTGCCCGTTCATGCGGCGGTGACTAGCGCGGGGGTTAGGGCTTGGCGTGTACCAAGTCTTTTTGCCGCCCTTGCCGGGCCGGGCTTGCTGTACAGCTTCGTTAGCGGTGAATGAGCTCAACGCACCCAGCAACATTGCCGCGCTGCGCTTAGCCCGCTTGTCTGTTTCTGTTTCACTAAACAGCGTAGCAGTGTCACCTGCATTGTCTAACGCTTCCTTAATGGCCCTATAAGTAGCGTCGTTGACCATGCGGGCGCGGCTCTTTGATACCGCCGATAGGTAGCCAATGCATTTTTCTAGAGACCATTCTTTATCGGGGTCAAAGCCTAGGGCTTTTGCCGCCTTTGGTCCCATGTCGGCCACGGCCAGCTTGGATAGCTTGAATAGATCATCGGCTAGTTCTTTAACCCACCGGTCTTGCTCCCACCATTGTTCGCTTTTGCTTCCTAGCTTGGCTTGAACACTGCGCCCTTGTCGCGCGTAGAAGTTGGAGAATAGTTCGGCGGCTTTATCTTCCCAGCCACCAATGAGAGTGTTTGCTGCTAACTGGTGTGAGTCGTTTTCTTCTTCCGGTTCAGGGGCGGCTTTGACGGCTGTTTCGGGTGCCTGTTTTTCGTTTTGACTCCCTGAATCGTGTGGGGATGCTTGGCCGCCAACAAGGACGTTTAGTGGCGTGACTAGTTCGTCGCCGCCCTCAATGCTGTTTAGCTCGACCTTGGCGCGCGCTTCGTTTGTGGTTAGGAACGGGCGGCCAGTGGAGGATACAAGCAAGCTTGCCTGTTCCTGGAATGAGCCACGCAACTTGACGTCAACATGGGCTTTAATGTAATTGTCGGAGGGCTGTTCAAGCATAGCCACAAGTGGGTTTACAGACTGTTCAAGGGCTGTAATGTATGGCCCTAGGTTGTCCCTATAGAGTGACTGTCTAAACGCTTCCTGGTTGGCGTAGGTGCCCTCACGGATGCCCAGCAACTCTGGCTGGATATGGTAGGCGGCGCAAACCTCAACGGCAGATAGCTTGCGCGCTTCCAGGTCATCAACTAGGGGCACTTGGTAGTTGCGGTCAACCCATTTCATGCCCTCATCTAAAAGCATGGTGCCGCCCGCGCGGTTGTTGCCGCTAGAAAATTGGCGCAAGGACCTAACAAAATTGTTGCGCGCTTCCTGGCTTGGCCATTCCGTTTCACGCTGCACAATACCCGTATGTGTGGCCGCGTTGCGCATAACCTCATCACGGTATGCTAAAGACTGTTGACTCTGTGAAATGATCTGCGACAACGTAACAATGGGGGACGTGTAGCCGCGCGCAGTTTGGCTATACCCCATGTCAAACAGTACCGTTTTAGGGTCCAGGTCAACGGTTGTTCCATCATTCACGGACACCCGGATAGTTTGCGCACGCTGCAAACCATCGGTAATGATCGTTCCACGGTATGGGGGTACGCGAACAAGGTTATATTCGCCGGTCTCGGTGCGTTGAACTAGCACAATCCAATAGTCGTACAGCAAATAGTCAACCAGCACCCTATACCAAAAGCGGAACGGGGTTAGCCTGTTGCCAGGGTTGCCAAGTACCCTGGCTAGTTCACCGTCACGCACACGTTCGCGCCCGTTATCGGCGTTGCGCTTGTACACGTATAGTGGGATAGACGCAATGTTGTTGGCGATAAATTCAACCACCATACGCACGTTAGGTTGGGTACGCCAAATATTGGATACGTTAATGCCATTGGTGGGCTCAAAGCCAATCAGCGGCACGGGAGGGTCTATGACGTCAAGCACGACGCCGTTACCTTTCCCTACCGTCTCGTTAAGTTCTGCAAGGGTCGAAAAGATCATTTAACACACCTGCACTACACAAGGAAGTGGCACAATGATAGAGCCCATAATCTCAACCGGGGTTGGGGTTGGGTTCTGCACGGTTGGGGGGATAAGCTGCGAACAGTTGATTAGCGTGATAGCGTGTTTATCGACGCGGCTTAGGGTTCCCCTAATGCTTGCGTCCCCAATGTCTACTGTGACGATTGCCGCGACGTAGCGGCGTAAAGTTCTATACATTTTGCCCTATCATTGTATGGACATATATATCTAAATTAAGTCTAGCACGCCAGACTCATAAATTGAGGTTGTCTTTTTGTTGACATACACCGTTTCTAGCCACCATAGGGCGGCGGTGCAAGCAATTAGGGGCGAGATGTCACGGCTACTGTTGCGCCTATCCCACATCCAACCGTCGCCCGCGTTGCGCTTGACCGCTGCGGAAGCGGCCAGGTCTAGGGCTTCCTGGCCACGGTGTGCCAGTGGCGTTCGGTCAGGGTTTTCTTTTTCAGCCGCCATAACCCGGTCATAGAACAAGCCACAGCCTAGCGTCACGTCTGAACCTTGCCATTCACGTACCCTTAACCCTGGCACTTTCTTCAAGTGGTCTATTAGTGCCGCTGCGGGGCAACCTTTGGAGTTAACGACCACGTCAACCGGGTTAGCGGGGTCCACCCAGGAAGTGAACCATTCGGGCACCCATTCCTGCCAGTTGCGACTAGCGCGGCCAGCACATATTTCAACCTGCGGGCGTCCGTCGCTGTTTATGCCCGCTGCGGCCACGTAGGCTAGGTCACGGTCCCAGGAAACATCCACCGCGAAAACGGCGGGGTTTTCGTCAGGGATAACACCGGCCATGTCTCGGCACTTGTCCCAAGCGCCGTGTGCGAACGGGCCTTCGTACATGTCTAGCACCCATTGGCACAGACACTCGGTCCTAAATTCTGCTTCGGGTTGTGCTGTAGCTGTTTTGATAACTGCGGGGTCAATCACCCAACCGATAGCGGGGTTAGCCTCAAGCCAGCCGTCCCGATCCATAATTGACCTGCCGGGCTTAGCTGACCATTCGAACAAGCCCACACTGTCATCATCTTCTGTACCGTCTTTGACTTGTAGGGTCAACCCGTTTTCTTTTTCATCTTCCCTAACTATGCCGTCAGGGTCACCAAGGGCCTTGTGGGCTTGTTTGCGGTAGTGCATTAGGACCGCTGACGAAATATCGCCCGCGTTGCTCAAACCCCACACTTGGGCGTTAGGGCGGGCAATAATCGTGTTGGCTACAGCCGCCCAAACCACCCAGTTTGTTTGTTCGCGCAACTCATCCAACAAAACAAGGTCACTGGATAGGCCGCGCCCGGCTTTGCGGGTTGCGGCCTTAACTAGATAGGTGCTTTCAGCTCGTTCACCTGTTGGCCCCTCACAGGCTACCGTTAGGCTTTTCTTGCCGTTAGTGTTATTAACGTTCCGGATATAGTTTTTGAGTATCGGGTTACTTTCGACAACCTCAACACAGCCAGCCAACAGGCCCTCGGCTATGGATAGGTCTTGCGCAGTGCCGACAACTGTCGGTTTACGCAACCCAAACATAAAGAACAGACTAATAACCTGCGCCACAGTTGACTTGCCGTTCTGTCGTGCAACCAGTAGGAAAACGTATTTAAACCTGAGCCTATGGCCGGGGGCGGTCTCTAAAGCCCTAATCAGCAGGGCTTGCTGGAATGGCAATAGCTGCACCCCAAGGATGTTTTCAGCGAAAAAAATGCACGCATAGCCCAGTGTCGTTTCAGGCGTCAAAGGGCGTAAAGGGGGTGTACAGATGCGCGGTTCGCGGTTTCCCTTGGGGCCGTCATACCCGGCTACCTTAAACTTGCACCTGGCCTCAGCTTGGGCCAGGAACTCCCAATAGTACGCACCTTCAGGGCTGTTCTTATAGTCTTTAGGTAGCGTTGGGGGTTTCAAAACTGTAAAGCCTTTGCAATGTCGTTTTGTAGCTTGTTCATTCCAGTTCCCTTGCCTTGGCGCTGTCGGCGTTCCCACGCCGCCCGCGTGTTAGGGGACAATCCCAGCGATTCACTAATTTTGTTGTAGGCAAGCATCAGGTCTTTAATATCCCTAGTCGTATATGACTCTAGGTCTAGCAGTGCGTCATCAATTTTTGACCCCAAGTCGGTTAGCGCCTGAATCTGCCCTGCGTCAGCGCCGGTTAGCCAGTCTGCGCTGTCAATTGCCGCCTTGGTTTCGCCGTATAGTGTTTTATGTTCATTGTGTTCACTCATTTGTTTTCTTTCCCCACTGCCGCGACTGGTTGCCAATTGACGGCATAGCCTGTTTGCCTGTGCCCTTAATCTTGTTGCACTCTTGGTGCGCTATCTGCAAATTAGCGGGGTCTAGGCGCAACTCGGGGGCGTAAATCCAGGGTTTAATGTGGTCAACGCTTGGCGCGTCCCAATCATTAGGGTTGCGCGTCGTGTAATTAATCGGTTGCCCACACAACGCACACGGTAGCTTGTTGTAGCGCGCGTTGCGCATAAACTGTTTTTGCACTCGCCGCCAGCGCGAGCCACGAACTTCTTTGCTCATAGCCCACAGTATACAGTTAACCCCCTTGCTTATTAAACGACTGTCTAACAAGCAAGGGGGCAACACACCCAATCCCCGACGATGCGTTCATTTAGCACCGCCCTTAAGGAAGATACTACACCTTACCTGCGTTTTGGTCTAGGGCGCATTTTGGACTTATACGCCCGTATTTCGGCGGACGCTTTGGCCAGGATGTCTAACAAAATTTTTTCGTTAGGCAACTTGCGTTCTTCCAACGGCTTTGACCGGCACGCTTCCAGGTCTTCGACTGTTTTCTCAACCGTTGCGACAAGGGCCGCGTATGCGCGGAGCTCATCCTCAACTAGACGCTCGATGTTATCTTCCTTGGCCAGGAACTCGCCGCGTATATCGTCAAAAACTTGTTTAGCGGTGCGGGCCATTTAGAATACCGAAATACGGTTGTTGCGCGTTAGCCACTGCTTTTGGTTGGTTGCTTCAACCAGCAGCAACCACGCGACAGCCAAACCGATTACTTGAACAATTTCATCCAACAAGTTTCCGGCGTGTTCCTTGTCGTATGTCAAAGCCCTTGCCACCTCGCCGTATTCTTCCATGAACGCCATGATTTTAGAATATTCAATCATCAAAGGAGAATCGAATGTATGTTCGCCGTGCTTAGCCTTGGCGCGCTGCCATTCTGTGTAGGTTAGTTCTGCAAGCTTGTCGGCGGTAATCTTAGGGTCAATCACCTTAAGCATGTGGATAGATGCTTGAATAACAGTGCGGAGGTTGTTAGCGGCCACAGCGGGCTTGTACTTGTACCAAACACTGTTCATGTAGGCGTTAAACGCGGCGGTCATGTCCTTTAGTGCCGCGAACGTCTTAAACTCGAACTGTGCCTTGGCTAGTTCTTCACCTGCCAGGTTCGGGAACGCCTTTAGGTGGTATTCCTTGTCTGGCGTGGATAGCCATAGGGCTTTAACGGTTTCTTTAAACTGTTCTTCCATTTTCTGTACCTCCATTTGTTTAGAACGTGGGGCTTTGCGGGTTGCCGCCCCAACTGTTCGGGTCGTAGTCGTAGCTGCCGCCGCGCGGTTGGGGCTGATAGCCGCCTTGCTGAGACTGGTTACTGTAGTTGCCGTTAGGGTTGGCCATGACGCGGGCGCAAGCGGTCTGTAGGCTAAGTCCACAGTGATCAACGTTAATGCGCTCATTGGTGCGTTGGTTGCCTTGCTTGTCCGTGTAGAACTCGGTGGTTTTACGGCCAGCCACAACAACGCGGTTTCCCTTGTTTGCGCTTTCTGCGATGTTTTCGGCCATCTTTCCAAATGCTGCGCAAGAGTAGTAGCAGGTGCCTACATCTTCCCAGCTGCCGTTGCGCTGTTCACGGTAGCTTACCGCCACGGTGAAGTAACAATACGGTTTGCCGTTCTGGCTGAATTTGAGCTCAGGGTCACGGGTGAGGTTACCCTCGGTCACAATATAGTCCACTATCTTTCCTATCTGTATGGTTTGTTATTGCGCGTGTGGTCCGTACTTTTCGCTTGTGGTGGGATATGCGGTTAGGGTGAACCCGGTCCCGTAGTAGCCGTCGCCGCCGCCCTCGAAACTTACTAGGGGGGTGGAGCCGTAATTGCCGTTCACCATTACAAAAATAGTGTAAGTGTCGTGCCCTAGATCTTCCACATCTTGACTGTACTTAGTATAGGCGCCCATGATGCGCGCCTGAGCACTGCCACATACTCATAACCTAATCACCGTTTCGTGAATCAATTACAGCCAAAAGCAAATAGGAACCGTAAAAAGCAACCACGGCCAGGGCTATCAAAATACCCATAATCTAGCCGCCACTTCACTAATCGCTTAGGGCCACAAGCGCATAAATAACAGCAACGGTTACAAAAAGCCAAAATAGCACTGTTATTCCTTAACGTCATCAGCTGCTTGGGTGTCTGCCTCACGCTTCTTGCAAGACTTACACTTCCGGGACATAAACACCTTAGCCAAGTCAACGCCACATACCATCAACGTAACGCAAATAATAGTGGCTAGGGTAAGCCAAAATGAAGGCGTCATTTTGTTTCCTTTCGGTTCTTGTCGGCTTCGCGCTTCCTGCGACGCTCATATCGCCAATCGCTAACATTCTCGCACACTTGTTCGCAAATGTCACAAACAAAGGCAAGGGCGGCTATGGTAGCAAACCACACGAACGGGGCGGCCCAAATAATCACAGCCCAAGTAGCGAACGTGCTCATTTGTTTTCCTCACTTTCTTCGATAATCTCTGCTTCTTCATACACCACGCCGCCAACAACCGGGGCGGCGTCAGCTTCGGGCACATCGTTCGGCTTAACCTTAACTGGTTTGCGTTTACGCTGCATGGGCTTAACCTCAGCCTCGCCAACGGCAATACTTTCTTCCTCAACGCTAGACAAGCCAGCCAAGACTTCGGGCGCCCCACGCTTGCACGCTTCAGACAAGGCGCGCGCGTACAACATTTGTTGCGGGTTAGTTTCGTAGCGCTTATTAGCCATATAGCCAGCCTTGCGCGCACGCTCAATAGTCCACGTGGAAGAGTGAACAATCTCGGAGTTGCGGCGACGCACACGCACGGTAACGGCTTCGTCTGTGGCTTCATCGGCCCAAATATCGTATCCGGAGCTCTTAACCAGCGCCGCCATAGTTTCCGCATACATAGCGGGCTTACCGTTAATCACGTAAAGCGAGTTAGCGGCGGTAATCGGGTCCATATCCATAGCTGCACCCTTAACGATAGCTACCGCAAGCTCAGCTGGTTTACCCTGCCAACATTTGGGTACAAAGCTTGTGTATGCGAGCTTGTCGGCAATAGCCTTACCGGCCAATAGTGAGTTGTCGAACGCTCCAAGCCCAGACTGCACGGCCAGGGCTCGCGCCTCATAGCCGTTATTGTCTGAAACAACAAGACTCTGTTCACTCATTTGCTTAGTCCTTTCTTAACCCAAGAGTTAACATTCTTAACCTGGTCAGCTACAGCCTTAACGGCCAGGAACGCTTTCCAAGCTTCCTTAATTTCGGGGCCACGGTAGAGAGTGGCTTCATGCGGGGTTAGGTGAATAACCCCAATACGATCAACGGGGATCATTGGATGCAGCTTGCCGTCAGGGCCTTTGTGATAGTCGGCATTAGCGTAGGCGGCACACTGCATGAAATACTCACCATGCACGCTATTTGAGGTCTTCAGATCGAATAACCAGACGTCACCCTCAAACTTAGCGATAAGGTCAGCGGTACCCGCATAGCCATGCATGGTTGAGGCTAGGGGAACCTCAGTGGCGATAACCTCAAAAGACGGGTTATCGTCTAGCCACCTCAGGTATGCGTCAAGGTAGGGCCTTAACTCGGGGGCTGGTTCGATTTCCTCCCAGTTAACCAACTGCTCGGCCAGCGAGTGCACAGCGGTTCCCTTACGGGCTTTACTGTCGCGGTAACGCCAGGGCGCGGACTTGAGGCGGCTAATGAGGTCCCCGCGCGCGTCACCGCCGCGCACCTCCAAAGTACGGGCAATGTTTTCGGCCTCATCCACCGCCGCCTCAGCAACCATTTTAGCGGCCCAATACATCAAATACGGCTTAGGGAACCCAGCCCCAAGAATCGTAGTCACGGACGGCATGTTTTCGCCGTCAAGCGTGTAACGGTGTTTAACTTCGTCAAACTCTAGCTTGTGCCCCATGTGTGTTCACTCCTTGTTCTGTGTACTATCGATAGGCGCTTCGTAGATACCTAACGCAACCTCCATAGATCGCATTAGTTCCTTTTTAAGCTCCATGATTTCGCTTAGTAACTTATCTATACGCTTTTCCCGCTTGGTGCGTGGATCAATAGCTTGTGTGGCTTCCAGCTTAGCTAGCCACGCTTCGCGGTTAGTCAGGTGTAGGCGGGTCTCGATAATGTGTGCTAATTCGTCTGGCTTAGGTGTGCGTGGGTTCATGATTTTCTCCCTATATGGCGCTAGTTTACGTAGGGTTGTTGAGGTTCGGCCACCGTGCAACCCGAAAGGGGGTATGCCCTCCAAAAGCCCCATTTGTAAGCACTCGTTTTTCACGGGGCAACGCTTGCAGAGGCCGTTAATAACCTTGTCGGTGTTAACTCGTTCGGTGGAGTCTTCAGGGTAGAACAGGTCCAGGGGCAACCCTTTACATGTGGCTTTGTCTTGCCAGCCGCTACCACCGATGCGGCTAAACCTGCGTTGCAGCTCGGCTAAGTGTACTTCTAGAGCTTCACTGGCTGTCATCATCGCTTGTCTTACCGTACCCTTTCCTTGCTAGGTATTCTTGCCAGCTCTTTTCGGCGCGCTTTGCCCAACGTAATTGACAGGCCCAATAGTCAACGCCAGCGTCAGCGGGGCCGCTTACTAATAAATAGTGGGGTTCGTCGGGGTCTAGGTAGTCGTGCATGTTTCCTCCTTTCGTGTGTCTTAATTTTATCGGGGTGGAGGGTAAGAATCAACCAACGCGCAAGTGTTACATATCACATTGCACGCGTGGGGGCTTTGTTATAATTAGGGCATGAAAAACCTATACAACCGCCTGATTATCTGGCTTAATTCTCCCTGCCCTAACAAGGTAGCTAACACCGCGTTCTATGCTGTCGCTTTTGCGGTAATCGTGGCTTGCTTCCTGGCTTTAGTGGGGGTGTTGGCCGGTAAGGACACTGGCAAGAGCCAGTCAACCCCAACTCCAACCGTTAGTGTGACTGCGCCGACGCCCACAACCACCGCTAGCGCTTCGCCTAAGCCCGCCCAGGTGCCCAGCGCCACGCCAACCAGCATTCCTACCGGCGTGCCCAAGAGTGCCCGTAAGATTTGCTCAGAGTACGGCGAGAAACTGTATCCCGGCGGCTTCTGGTTGCTGAAGAACAAAGCACAGTCCCGCGAGTGGCAAGACCCCCAAACCGGCATCATGTATATCAACTACCCGGTGCATGTTTACACGCAAGACGGGATCGAGAAGAAATACATGGACTGCCAGCTGCAACGCGGCGAAGACGGCTTTATGTATGTGACCAGCTTCCAGCTTCTCTAAGACTGGTTGCAGAGAAAAGGGTCTAGGTGGAGTTAAGCCTAGACCCTTTTCTCATCCACACGCCTTTGTGTGGGGGTGGCGGCGATTGGGGGAGGAGGTGAAACCCTTTTCGCCGTCGTGTTTATTGTATACACAAACAGTCATGGCCACAAAGGAAGCATGTATCGCCCTTTGTGGCCATGTTGTTTAGTTGGGGACTATGTGCGAACCGGCTAGTGCTTGTAGTTTTACTTTGACTGCTTCCACCTGTGCCGGGTCTACATCCTCACCGCCACTAGGAGCCGCTGTAAGCCGTTTTACGGGGACTTTATTAACGTACCCTACCCAGGGTGCCTTATCGGGCTTAATAGCCTCGCTAAGACGCCCTAGAAGGCGCTCAGGGCGGGTTTCAGGTTCCCTACCCTCAACCGCCTTGTAACACATAACAGCCGCCAGCCCGTTACGGTCAGCTTCTTCAAGACTCAAACCCTCACCAACAGCCCACAGCCAGCCGCGCGCATAGGCGCATTGATCCACCGCGTCACGGTCACCAACCGGAACAGGCGTGCGCTTACACACTTCACGAATACGGCCCTTGCGGAGCCGTTCAGCCGCCGCCATAAGGTCACGTGGGGTAACAACCCCATACTGCTTTTCAACGGCCCTACAGACGGCTAACGTAGCGTCCTTAAGCACACCGTCGCTAACGACGTCCCCAAGGACAAGGTGCCACACGCTGACCTTGTCAGCCAGGTTGTCTTCAGGGCCAATCTTAACCAGCCCACACTCGGTCAACATGGCCAGTGCTGCTGCCACAGCTTGCTTAGAACTCATTTTCGTTTTCCTCCCATTGTGTGTTGTTGTTTTGGTCTTCAGCGGCTTGCATGGCGATAGCCGCGAAACGCTGCATAGTGGATCGGGCGCGGGGCTGATAGTCGCCGTCCCATAGACCCTTGTTAAGCCAAGTAGTAGGCATGTGGTAGTAGGCGGGGTTCCAACCGGCCTTGTAGCGCTCTAGACCCTCCATGATTTCCTCAAAGGTTGCTTCGCCTTTGCGGATCACTTGTTGCCATTTTGCGTAGGCGCCTTTTTTGCCAACCCTGCGCGCTTTGGGGAACGCTGCCCAGAACTGTTCGAACTCTGCGCTGTATGCGGCCCGTTTGGGTGTGGATAAGTTTTCCACAGGCTCAACGGAGTTTTCCACAGGTTCAGAAAAGTTATCCACAGGTTCAGCGTCTAAAACAAGCTGCAAGTGTGGCTTGTGACACTTTTTGCCCTTAATGGTTGGCTTCTTAGACACTAACTTATTAATGGTTGGCTTACTAAAAGCTAATATATCATCTTTACTATTATCAGCTTTATAACCATTAGTGTAGGTATCATCTTTACTAATGTAAGAGTTAATACCATCATCTTTACTATTAATATCTATTATGTGCGTTTTTTTGAGTTTTGTCAAGAGCTCTACGCTTACAGCGTAATCAGATTGAGGAAACGTTGAAATTCCAACGATCATACTGTTTAACAACTTATACACCATGTCGTGCAGGTCACTTTTTTCTGACACAAAACGCGAATGTGTCATAAAACTTTCCGTCCGCAATGACATAAGGTCAGTTAAGCGGCGTACCAAATTATCAGGTTCAAGCCTATCAACCAGATCACACAAACCCGCTTCCACCTGCGCAAACGTGGACTTCTTAGAGTTATCCACAGCCCAGCAAACTGCATCCACAGCCAAACATAAAATGACAACCGGGCTAGATGTGTCATAAAACTTTGCAACAGCGTGGTTTGCATCACGTGACCGACCTAGATTGACCCACGACAAAAACCCACGTGGACCAACCAACCCTGCAACCGGATCAAAGACGATCAGCCCAGCCGCGAACAACTCAAACGCCGCTTCCATGCACTCCCTGAAAGTCAAATCAGGGCACAACCCAGCCAGCGTTTCCTCGTCCCAAGACCCCACACCACAAGCAGACAGCCCAGGATGCGCACAGACGGCCAAATAAAGCAGCTTAGCCCTAACTGATAGGCCACTGAATTCTGGCCCCGTAAACACGCTCCTAGGGGCCTTAAACAGATCGTTATTCATTCCTGCACTCCCTCAACAGTAGAAACCCAGCACAACAAACCCGGCTGGATCGGGTAATCAGCGTAAACCTTGTAAGCGTCAACGTGAACAATCCGCGAATCCTCACGCAACACACGCGGACCACTAGACGGACACAGCGAGTCGCCGACAGCACGCACCAGCTTATCCAGATCAGGCTTAACAGCCGGAACCCAAAACCTTGGGCGCTTAGGACGCGGCAAAACAAAAACCAGACGCAACCGCGCTGGACCATCCAACGGAACATCCACGTTAAGGCCCCTGCAAGCCTCATGCGCGGCCTTAAACACCAAGGCGCGCCACCTAGTAAGGGCAGCCCCTTTAGAGTGCCTTAAATGGCCGTTACGCAAAGCCACCATAGAGCCCTGAGACACCGGCACACCCGAAACCCCAAAATAAAAACTAGCCAACCAAAACACCACCCTTACCAAGACGCAAAACTTCAGCACGCAACAGCAAAACGCCGTTAGCGTTCAACGGCACAAACTCTCGCAGCTCTCCACGCTCAACCAGCTTGATCAAAGACCCGCGCGACTTAGGAGACAACCCCAACAGCTTCAAAGCCTCACGGCGCGTAACAAAGTCGCTGCGCTTAGCGCCACGCGGCCATTCTTCCAGCCGATCCTCATTCCTGATAGGCATTAACCCAAACCTTTCTATCCGACGGACGTCTAAGACTGTACTTATATTTTAACTACACCTTGACTACACCTCAACTACACGTTTTGTATACATGTTCGAGCGCTGAAAGGCATAAACCGCGCAATGTCAACGAAAAGCAGGAAACCAAGTCAGCCGGTCACAGGAAGAGATAAACGACACTAGTTAGAAACCTAGAAAGCACTTGTAGCACTAGCAAAAAGGCTATATACTGTGGGCACTCCTTTCGGATGTGTGTTTAGATCGGCGAATAGCCCCATAGCCGCTTGAATTAGCTAGCTATGGGGCTATTCGTTTGCCTTTTAGCCTGATGTTGTATATGCTCGGGGAGGGGTAAATGTCTGTCCACCGCCGACCCGTCTTTGACCTAACATTTGTTTTAAAACCCCCCTTGGGTGATCTTCCCCACACGAATGGGTCACATGGGGCCCTGGTTACCCCTGACAAAGTACCTTGGTTTGTTGTGTGGGTCACTTTTTTGTGTGATTCAAGCGTTTTTCCTGATGAAATTGCTTTTTGTCAATAGATTTTTTTGTGGTGTTGCTAACAGACAATTGGTTAAAGACATGACAAACCCAAAATGTGACGTATTCGTGTTGCTAGTGTCACATGTTGTAGCTATTGACATTGTGCTTGTTATGTGTAGTAAACGTTTTGTTGTGTTGTGAGATTAAACATATTGATTTGCAAGCGTTTATGTGTTAGCTAACGCAAAAATGTTTATGCCTATTTTATTAACGCGCGCGCGCGTGATAACACGAACGTTCGTTGTTGTAAATAGTTTGCGTTCATTTGGTATGTGTGTGTTATGTCACCCTGGTTTAGGTTGCATCTGTGTAGGTGGGCGTGTAGTCTATAGACATGCAAGCGATGCGAATCGCAAGCGAACTATCTGAAATATTGTGACTAGCAACACAGTAAATATACTGGTAATAGATAGCATGATGCGCTAGACTAGAGACATAGCGAGAGAGCTATACAGATACACACAAAGGGAGATGCGAACAATGCGTAACAAAGTCTTTGAGACTGTGGCCCTTGCCACTGCTACCGCTGGGCTAGCCTACTACCTGCGCTCTGAAATGTCCCAGGTAGGGGACGTGATCCTAGACGGGCCGCGCGCTATGTGGGCTATCGTAACCGGCTATGGGTTGACCGACCAGCCCACCATTTGGCAGGACATTCTGTTTAACAATGGGGCGTGGTGGCTTGCTGGTTTGGCTATGTTCTGGCTTGTGGCGTTGGTCACCTGGCAGGTTGTCCGCATGGTGTACACCGCGTGCCGTGAGTGGGCAGGGCGCCGCGCCGCCGTTGAGTTTCCCGACTGGCTACCGGGTAACCACTAAACATAACGTGGCTAAGGCCACATATTAAAAGCTTGAATCTTCCCCATATTTTCTATAGACTATTTACATGAGGCAAGGGAACGGACCTCAAACCTAAATACCGTCCCCAACACATCACAGATAGGACAAGACAAATGCAAATGGTACGTGACGCTGAGGCTCTGGAAGCTATCGCCACCGCTCAGGGCTTGGAGGTTGAAGAGCTCGAGACCTACAGCTACATGAACGAAGTTGAGGGCGCGGTTATCGGAGCCTTGGGAGAGTTCGCAGGCGAATTTGATATCGAAGCGATTATCGAACAGGCGTTCGGTTGGTACGTTCCCAAGAGTGTCTACGTTAGCGTTGTGAGCCCTGACACGTTCTGGCAGATCGTCGAAGAGTGTGAGCTCACCCACGTTGACCGGTCCCGTACCCGCTAGGGTACACATCCTAGCCATAGGCTAGCAAAAAGGGTGGGGTTGCATCCCGTAACCCCACCCTCGCAAAAAATATTGACAACACACTGATTGATAGGACAAAAGACAATGGAATGGGCACTCGCTAGCGACATGTGGGGAACCCCACAGTTTGAAGAAGCATATCTACAAATGGCCGAAGAATGGGAAGAGCTCACGGACTGGCTAGAGTGGGAAACGCCACTTTTTAAGGACATGGGCAAGCCGTGTGAACAACTTCACTACTGGGGGCGATACGGTTTCGATAGGTTTAGTGCAGTCGCTAGCGCGCTAGATGCGTTGGACATGGTGACAGAAGAATATATCGCATTTCCCGACGATGTGAGGCTCGCCACGCGGGAGCGGTGGAGTGCGTTGTTTGACTTGCTTTCGCGCTTTAATGCCCAATGGGGTATTAAGTGAGCTAACTCACTCTTACATCACTTGCTAACAAGAAAATATACCGATACTATATATACATAACAACAGACAGAAAGGACATTGAAAATGAACTACACTTACACGCAAGAATGGTGCAACATCTCAGACGCGGCGCTCAAGATTGAGCCGATTACGGGTTACTACGGACACAAAACGATTCGTGAAACCTACAAGCAGCTTATAGAAGAGCTAGACAACTCAAGGCTAGAATACGAACTTTTTTCCGGTGATGAATTGCGCCATACCGGTGTTAGGTTAGACTTCCTAACCAGTGATTTTTTGACAAATGGCGGTATGTACGAGTTAGACCAAGTTCCCACTAGCAGCCGTATAGCGCACATGCATTACATCACAAAAATTTTCACCGATGAATTATTAGCCGCTGAAAGCGACGGCGTACTAGGCAAAAATGTTGATGCTGAAAGTATTGACATTTATTACCTAGCAATAGCGGATTTGTTAGAACAAACTGTTTCGGTTTATGGTGACCTTAAGCCAAGCCGTGTCATGGTGAATATCGTTGACTATGGCGAATCGAGCTTGCCAATTACGGCGCGTGGCAAGCGTGATGTGATGTACTTAATAAAATTTGGTCGTTTAAGTGGGCGCTCATGGGCTTTTTATGAGTTAGGCGACACTGACAAGTTTTTGTTAGTTGAACCTGCCAATATCGACCAAGACATTTTGTATAAACAAATGCTTGAGGTTTGGTTAGGTCACCCTGAAACTTTGTTGGACCGCGCGCGCTATGCCTATGGCTTGTGTGATCCTTGCCACGAACCTATTAATTTGGTTAAATGGTCTCTGGCTAACCGTGAGTGTGAGCAAGCTTACAAGTTGCAGCCTATTTGTGGCGAGTATGGCGAGTCAATTTTTAGCCTATCTCAATACACTGGCGAGAATGTAGCCTAGCTCACTCTCTAAAAACTTGATATATCCCCATATTTTCTATAGGATATAGACATAAGCCAAGGGGACGGGCTAACAATACGTCCCCAAACAAAACACGCACATAGAAAGACAGTGACATGCAAAATGTAAAAATGCCCTCATTTGCCACACGGAAAGCTTGGCAGTTAGCGACTATCGATTCTAAGAGCTTCCCAGCGGTAAACCGCCTGAGCGCAAAGAGCCTGCTTTCGTGCTATGGCGCATGTGACGTAGCTAACCTTATTTTCAGGAAGCGTTTAGAGTTGGTCCGCATGGTGCGCAAAGAATGGGGGCTAGCGGATGATGAAAATATACCGGGTAGCACCCTAACCGGGCACTGGGTAAAGCGCCGTTTTTGCTATGGCGAGTCCGTGGAATTGCTCACCCCAAAGGGGCTACATGCCGACGTTTTAGAAATTTTGTGGAACGCCGAAATTTTATACGACGCGCTTACCGCGTGGGATAACGCGCCTAAAACGTGGGTAAAAGGGTTAAACCGCTGGGTTCTTGGAATTTTTGCAAATTTGAGCATTTTTGGCGTGTTGGACCTGGAAGATTTAGAGCCTGACCTAGCAGATTTTTGGGAGCGCGTCTATTGGAATGCTGACTAGTGTTAGCTTCCTCACGCCGTGGGCAGGCGGCGCAATTCCTGCCAACCTCAGAACATACACACAAAGGGAGAATTAAAGTGAGCAAGAACACAGAGCAACAGGTATGGAACATTCCAGACATTTATTTAGTCGTGACCTGTGGTTCAAATGAACCTAAATTTATGGTTGCTGATGTATACGCAAACAGCAAACCAGGGCGCGCCGCTGGTTTATGGTCCTATTTTAGCTATGGTCAGTACAACAAAATTGGTAGGCTGTCGCTATTCTATCGTGACAAAGGTTACATTGTAAGGCTTAAGTGCGCTAATATTAAGCGCTTTGAGACGTTTGTCACTAACGCGCCTGGAATTGACGCCATTAGGGAAATTTTGGCAGGGTGGGTTAATGGCAACGAGTCGCTTGCCAGTCTCGCGCTAGCGGACAAGTCGTAAACATTCCTTTTATGTGATCCACTACACAATAAAATAACTTGTAAATATGCGGATAGTCCGCTATTATATTTACATGGGCAGGGGATAGGAAACTAACCCACCCAAACCAACAACACGACAACATACACAGAGATAGGACAAGGCAAATGGGAACCAAGCCGACCAACTTCCACACTGTAAATAGCTATGACTCCCTAGATTGGGGTTACAGCGGCGGGCGCGTAACTTTTATTTGGGAGGAAGCACCCGGCGGCGCGATTGAAATTCAAGTCACCGTTGACGACGCAGGAGCGGACGGACGCGTTACCTTTGGCACCAAGGTTACGCAAGGTGACGTAACCTACAGCATGTTTGAAGATGCGGAAGCTATCGCAGCGCTATTACCGGGTATGGCGTGGCCATACGCTTTAGCGAACGGACGTGGCATTTATCACGTTAACGCAGGCGAAGGGCCTTACGACGCGCTTACTTCCGTGCTTGATATGTTCGCACTTTCTGAAAAAGTGCGTGCGTTCGGACAAATTGAGCTCGAAATTAGGGACGCTGTCAAAACCATTAAGGAGAGCGACGGCGCTTTGAGTGAAGAATTTAAGGCAAAATTGCCTATTATGGAGCTTTGGCACTTGCACGACATTTGCAAGGGTATTGTTACGTCAAACATTTGCGGCTGGGAGGGTTACCACCTTTCTTGGGAAACGCGTAAAATTTGGCGAGTGCTCGATATTTTCGACGAAATGGACGAAAGCGACAAGGAAGCGCTAGGGGACGGCTTTTTAGACGACTTACGCACGGCGCTAACCCCACTTGAGCAAATCGCAAATGGCGATTACTTTGTGAACTGATTCACGCAGGCATTAAGACACTAGCTTTTTAGCTAGTGTCTTTTTGTGTGTCCGTTTTGTCCGTGGCCATGCCTAGCGCATGGCTTTTTGTGCGTTTGGGTCGTTTTGGCGCGGTTTCGTGTAAGCCGATCTGAGGCCCTAACTTTGCGACTAGGTATATAGTACTATGCTTGAATTGAAGGCCGCTAGATTGGCTTACAGTGCGTTTTAGCATAGGGTGTTTTTAAGCAAATTTTCGCATAGGCACGCGTGATGCATATATAGGCGCGTAAATGTGTGCTAGTTCACTTGAATTTAGGGCTATTTTTCTTGCTATAGGCGCGTGCGTGCGATAGTATATATACATAAGGGAACGGAACCCGACAGGAGGTAAGAAAATGGGACCGTGAGAACACGCTATGACACGTACCACACAATATAGCGGGTGTGAAACGTGGGAAATATCACATTGAGAACTACACAGAGAGACATGTTAGGAACATCACAATGGGAAACATTAAGACTAAAGACATGACAAATGTCACTTTTTTTGCTGCCGACCGGCGGCAATTTTTAGTCCCCAAAAACGCCGTCAACATTTTCGCAAAAGCCTACAACGAAAATGTTAGCGGCCTATATAACCCAGCGGCCTTACGTGAGGCGGCCAAGCGCTTCGACACCTGCAAGGTTGAACTCACCAAGGCGCGCGAACAGATCGGCGCGTGCATCAACGCACTACGCACGCAAGGTTGGAACCCGCGCGATATTCGCGATATCAACGGGCTTAACGCTAGCGAACAACGCGGATTGCGAGTCTCAGCCACGCAAAGCGGCGCAACCTGCAACCCGGACACTGCCGCCCAAAAAATCGGCGAACTTTCCGAAAAATACAACAAAGCACTAGAAAACATGCTTGAGGCTTCGTATATCCGGCGAGCTGTCGCTATTGCCGCCTATTACAATACAAAGGCGACTATTAGCGCCTTACATAAAGACTTGAGCGTCAACGACAATAAGTATCTTTATTGGGCTTTGCAGAGCGTAGGTGCTTCGTCAGATCGTATCGGCGTTGAGTGATCCCCCCCCCCCCCCCCCCCCCCCGACAGTTGCGCCGGGGGACATAGAAAGAAAGAGAGAACAAACAATGGCCACAATTAAAGCTTACATGCAGTTCCCCACCAGGCTAGCCGACGGCACGGTTATTCTCAATGATCCCGACGGCCCCGCCTTCCTTAAGAACAACATTATCTCTAGCGTCATGCCTACTACTGGTGCGCTTGCGGGAGTGGAGGTAGTCACTAAGCACACCAAGGCTACCCCTACCCGCGCCATTGAGGTTGGCTACGGTCAGCGCGCCCTAGTTCCGCTTGTCACCGCGTGGGCACTACCTGAACTACGTGACCGCGTCCTTGTCCCCGGCCCCGTTGCAGACCGTGGCAGATCGGGCATTATCTACAAGGGACTTGCGCACTTCAAGGGCGGCGCAAACATGGCGTTCGGCGGCAAGGCCGCTAACATCACGTTTGATCCTGAGGGTGTGAATGAGATTGTTAATCTCACGCCCCACGCTGTCACTTTCAAGCGTGGCAACATGTCTGACCTAACCGTTGAGTCGTCCGGCTCGGCGCGTGTTGAAGAGGTGTTCTCGGGTGAACCAGTAGAGACTGTAGACAGCGTTCCCGTCTATGACTTGTCCTACATCGGTAGGATCATTGGTCTACCGGCCCCGGTTCCTGGCCGTGTCTACATTGTTTCCAAGATTACGGCGCAAGCATTACTTGCTCTCGGCATTGAACGTGGTGACGTCGTGTCGCCGAATTTTATTCCCGCTCTCGGTGGCGCGCTGTCTGTCACCTTCCATGTCTAAGGGGTACCCAGTGAGGAACCTATCGACACGAACACTAGCCAGTATTACTGCCGGGCTGTTCGGCCTGAAAGCGGTGATACAGGAAACAAAAGGCATTCACCCTGCCAAGCGTGGAACCCTATTGCGGGTTATGAATGGGGTGCAAGACTACGCCGGTTGGTTAGCTGGTGTGGAAGAGGCCCCAACCCCGGCTAGCGGGGTAGCCGACGCCAAAGAGTGCCTAGACGCCCTGGCCTTGCTTAAAGCTTTGGCGGGGGAAGACCCAGAAAACATTGCGGCGGTATTTGCGCAAATGGTTGCTAAGCCGCTTGTGCCCCGGCTGTTGAAAATGGTCGAAACTGAATCTAGCCCGATTGAAAGGACAAACAAGTGAGCGCCCTAACCTGGAAAGAGATTGAACAGAAACTATTGGCTGTCGCGGATGCTATCGAACAGACGCCGGGCGTCTCTAAGCGTGCGGCTTCACGTTGGCGGCAAGCTAGCCGTGTTTTGTGTCGTTACTCAGAACCACATATCTACGCTATGCGTTTCTTAGAGGGCGATTCTTTACTAATAGCATATGATGAAACGTCATATGGTGTATTGCAGGGTTTGTTGAACGCTTTGCCGCCCACCCTTAGCGATCCCGGAAAAATTGCTCACAGCGCTTTTCGTAAGGTGATCGAGCGCGTTATTGAAGATTCAGCATTATTGCGGCGCGGTAACCTATCTATCTTGATAGGCGGCGTTCGCACTGTAGTTCCTGTTGAGTCCGTATATATCGAGTATGAAAACAAAAGCGGCAAAGCGCCTGAGCCGGCATTGTCTAAGGCGGCGGACGTTATCGAGAAAGAGACGGGCGGGCTATGGAAGAAAGAAAGCTGAATCAGCTTGAAGAATCAGGGGCGCTTCTGTCAGACTGCGAACCTGAAACACCCCAAGGGGAAGAATACGTTTCGATGCTAGGCCGTATTGAGCGTGACTTAAATGGCCTAGTGGGAGACAAGCTTAAAGCCCACCAAATGCTTTTTGCTGAGGACAGGCTTTTTAATATTAGGCTAGGGCTAGCAAGGGGTGCCCTTGAGTCGGGACCAGATTCGCTCGCTAACGCTATTTACGCTTACGGGCAGACATGCGCCTTAGTGGGTATGGCCTCAGTTTTGGGTGATTTGGAACTTATCAGGGCAACCCAGAGGTTGGGTAGGTCTATAGGTGCCCGCGTTGAAGTATTGCTGCTTGACAGCGGCGCCCCAGCCGTCGCAGAATCTCTACATGGGGAGGAACAAGAATGAAGCCAGACAAAGACTATACCGACGCGGTTAACTCGCTAGTTGACCGTATTGTAGAGGTAGCTAATCGCAAGATTAAGAGTAAACAAATACCTTCCACTGACGGTATGTTTATTTGCGCGGAAGCGTTCCAAGCCCTCCAAAATATTGTTGCGTCCCCAACATCGTTTACCGCGCACATCTACTCTTGCGCCTGCGCGAACGTCGCCTTGGGTGTGGCTATAACTTTAGACGACAAAGAACTTATCAACGACAGGCGGACACTTAAAGATATTCTAGAGTTACATTTCAGAAAGATGCTATCGAAAAGGAAGAGTTGACTAATGGTTAAGAATGTGTTGTTTAAGCGTGAGCGCGCCCAGTTGGAAGCGAGTATTGCCCTTGTTAAGGAGAGCCTTAAGGGTAACGGCCTTAACCCTGTTGGGTTTAAAATTGCCACCGGGTATGCTGACTCGCTAAAGGGGCTACTGTTCATGAAAGAATTGAACGCGTCTAGGAGGGCCTACGCCCTTAACCTGGCTTGGTTCCTTGCCGGGGCGGCGGTCATGTCTAACGATGCACCCACCATTGAGGCCGCTTACCGTGTGCTTAGCTATGTTGAAAAGCGGCTGTCGTAAGGATAAGGAGAATAGGAACAATGGGAACTAAGGTTTACAGCATTGACTTTGCCGACAGTGTCGCACCTGCCTATCTATTACCCGCTAAAGTAGTGAGGGCGCTAAATAGGCCAGATGCCAATGATAATTTAATTTGCTTTGTAGGTGAGCGCCCGACGCTCTGTTTTGACGAAATTAAAGACTTCATTTTTGAATATTTTGAGGCCACTATTAGGACGCCTGACAATATCTTCATAGAAGATTATGACGAACTGTGTAACGATGCGTGTTCAATGTTCTTTGCCTCGCACGCCCAATCTTTCTATTGGTTCAATCTGCCAAGCTTGGAGTATTTTAAGCATAAGGGGCCGTCCTTGTCTCATAGTCTAGCTATATTCTTGAGAATGATTTGCAATGAGGGTAAGCAATTCCTTGTCTGTATTAAACAATCAAGCAAGCTGAGGCCGATTATTTTAACTAACTGCGATTTGCGCACTTTTACCCCTAAGAAAGCCACCCAGCCCGAGCCGCTGGAATGGTTAACCGATGAACAGTACGAAATTCTTGCGCTGCGTTTAGAGCTGCTGCGGCGCGATTATGAGGAATGGTGCGACGTCGAATGTTTGAGCTACGAAAGGGAACTGTTCGGAAATTCCGAAAAGTTCATTACCGCGTGTCATGACGGAACGCTACTAGACAACGCCTCGAACCCTTTGGAGTATAAGGTTTTGCGGTCGTGGTATCAGAATATTTTAAGTTTGCAAGGGTTAGGTTATCTGTGCGGTTATTCAGGTAAGGCTGAGAAAATTCTGAACATGCTTAAGCCTTACCTTGACGCCGTGTACGACCTGCCCTTACCGGTAAAGGAAGATTCAGACAATGAGTGAGGAAAAGATGTTTGTTGACCCGTCTAAGCAAGCCCTGCTTCACTTGGGCATTATGCACGAAACGCCACTAGATACTATCGTGCGTGTGTTCACGGCTAAGAACGCTAGCTATAAGGAAAGCTGGTGCAAGCGTGGCAAACTCGCTTTTGTGGCGAGCATGGCGCGCAAGGTGGACCGGCTAGAAAAGGTTAAAGCTAACACTGAAAGCATGTTCGACACTACGCTAGACCTGGTCGCGTATTTAGCTCTATACAACATCATGTTAGAGCGGGAAAAAGGTCTTCAAGCATCTACCGTTGAACGGTTCGTGTATTGGCTTCAAAAAGTAGACGATTCATTCGACAATTTCGACGTGTCGTTCAATTCTGTGCTCATTAACCGTATCAAGTTCAACTATGACGTTTTTTTGAGGGCTAGCGCGGCTAGCGAGGTCAGGGCGCACCCTGAACGTTATGGCGTCACACTTACCGCACGCCACGATATTTCGGCGTTTATTTCTGAGTCTGCGGTTAACGACCTTGAAGAGCTAGCCTATTCTTACTCCCAGGAAACTTTGAAAATGGCTTGGGTGCTTTATTATCGTGAACATAACAATATCAAGGCCCTTTGTAAGTAACGTCACACTCATAAATGTTGTTTACACACCGATAGGGACATAGGATACAAACATGAAACACATCAATCAAGCCGAAATTGTGGCATTAAACCTGTCTGTCTGCGCGCCCACCTACAGCAAGGAATGGGGGTCGGGTGTAGGCTCGGGAACCATTAACCCCTTAGCTAACGTTAGTGACGATCTGCGGGAAGTCGCCGCCGGTCGGCGCACGCTAGATGCGGACATTATGATTAGGGCGCTTCGCGGCTTTGCAAAGACCATCCCGTTCATGTTTGCTGAGGGCGACAACATTCCCGGCCCATACAAGCTGCTATGGGATGTGCGCGAACTAGCGGATAACCTAACCGTAGCTGAAATGCGTGAGCTACAACGCCCCATCCGTGACGGTAGCAAAAAAATGCACTGCACATACTGCAAGGTAGGGTCACATCCAGTAACGTTGACCGTTCACACCGGCGCAAACACTCGAACAACCATTGACTATGACGCCATCCGTTGGGAGTGGCGCGGAATTAAGCAAGCCACGCCTAACTATATGCAAGCCCTAGAGGCGACGCTAGCAAAAAACTATAACATCGAGTCTTGCACTTACCGGGACCTAGTGCATATCCTACGGCCCGATGTCGACGGCGAACAATTCCGTGAGATTCAGCGCCCATTCATTGAGGCCGCGCTCATCTCCAAAAAACTAGAATGGGATGCTAGGGAAAACTAATGCTGTACTCTATTGAGGAAATTAACCAAGCCCTACTCGCTACCTATACCTTGCACGTGCAAGAAACCAAGGGGGCAGTAGACGCGAACGTTATCGGTCACCTTGGCAATATCATTCACTATGTGAACTCGTTTGAGTGCGCGGCGTGTGTTGTAGATCGATACAGCACCTTCAGGTCTGATATCGTTAGCAACCTGCGAGATGCCCTAGACTCTCTGAACTCGCTGTCAGAGATTCTAGGGGAAAAACACCGGCTAGTGCGTACCTCTGCCCTAGCCATCGGGGCGGCGCAAGATCAAGACTTCAACGACATGACGCTAGGCTATGATGAATTTTTCAACATTGAGGTAGACGAAACCGGCAATGTTGTTTCTGTCGCTAACGGAAACACCAAGGTTCCTTTTACGCTTGAATACCGACTGTCAAAGTATGGCCGGTGGGATGCGCAACTGACCTGGCTTGGCGCGTACGCTAAACCGGTTAAAGGCAACATTACCCTAACGGACATTGCCGATCTGCTTTGTGAGCCGAACGGCCCCGAACTGTTCTTCAAGTCCTATAAGGCCGCTGAGCAAATCATGGAAATGTTAGAGCCATTCGAAACCGAAGCGCTAGAGCCACTATCAAAGCTGAGCTAGACTAAGCCGCTTTAGCCCGTCCGCTATGGCGTTCGCGAACACGTCACGGGGCGCCCCGATAGGGTGAATCATGTCGGGGCGCCCACCTGTAGAGTTACACGTGGCTGTGCTATCCATGAACTTAGCGGTGTAGCCGTCAGGGCGCAGGCCAAACCATTCGGGGGAGAAAGACCTGAAGTCAACCCATGTGTTATATAGACTGTCGTCGGCTTTGAGCTGGTTGTCAGCGTCGATTAGACGCCGGTTTAGCTCAACGTTTTCTTGAGCCGTGGCCTTATCCCCACGTGGGATAGTCCCACACAACACAACATAATCCCACTTTTGAGAGGCGCGGCGCGCCGCGATATAGGCTTTAGCATCAGCCGCGGTTTTAGCGACGCTAGCGCCCTCAACAAAAATAGAGTTAGTGGTCTCACCGGTCACAAGAATATTCTTTTTACCGGAACGCCAAAGGCCCTGCACGTCGGTTGCGTTCTTCGTCATGTCAGCCCAGGTTTGGCCGGGGATAGCACAGTTACCGACGTTAGCGCCGGTAGACTGGATCAAGTTTTTAAACCCAGCAACGTCTTGAATACCGGGCGCAACCCAACGCGCGAACAGTGAGTTAGCGTCAACAACAATATTGTAGGTTTCGTCGAAACCCGCCGACCCGGCAGGGCCATTAGGCTTGTTGGCCAACCCTGCCAGGATCATTGCCAAAAGTTCATAGCTGTTAGCCATTACGCAAACTCCCCGGTAGCTTTCCAGCCCTTGATAGTCAGGTTGGCCCAGCTATCAATTCGGCTATAAAGTGCTTTTTCGTTGGCTCCAAGCGGCTGTGGCTGTATAGTGCCTAGCATGGTCCAGGTGTCCTTGCCTGCCTGTTTCAGGTAGTAGGTGCAGTTTGTACCGTCATACTTGAAGCGTAGAGAGTCGCCCGCCGTGGCCTTGATTCCGGTGTTACTGACTGGCGCGCCGTTGCCGCTCAGCTCATAAACCATGTTCGGGTTAACGGAGAGCGACATTAGCTTCCCGTTATAGGGGGAACCAAACAAACCGAAAACATATTGACCGCTATCGCTTGTGATAGTGGCTTCAACTACAAGGGGCGCGCCTAGTTTAAACTGTGTGCGCCCGGTCTGCGAAAGCGGCCCGCTCTTAGTCTTGGCCTTCTCAGTTTCTGAGGCTTCCTCAGTGTAGGCCCACCAGTCGCCAGCGTTGCTTTTGCTGTCTGGCAACAGGGCTTGCACGTTGTGAGTTAGCTTAATGGTGAGCCCGTCAGCGCTGGAGCCAGTAACATTATTGACTACCAATTTGTAGCCGCTTTTTTCGGCGGACCAGCCATTATCAACTAATTTCGGGATAACCGCTTTCATTGGGGGCAGAGTAGATAGTAGCTCGTTGATGTTGTCAAGGTCACCGGCGCTATAGCCCTGCCAGCCAGACCCTGTCTTGATGAACACCAAATACACCACTGAGCCGACCTGGTTTGTTAGCTCAGGCGGGGCCGGAACCCAAGTAACGTTAGCCGGGTGGGTTAGGTCAACAATACCCGGCTTTGACTTGGTTAGGATCACGGTTTGCACATTAGCGGCGGCCGCAAGGGAATACGTGTGGGTGTCGCTAATGTCAAGGGTTTGTTCATTACTGCCCATAGCACCGGACTTGAGCGCGTCCAGCT